AGGGTTGCCTGGATCTTGGCTGCGGAAGATGGACTGATGGTCCGCATGGCGCCGGCGTATTCACTGACGATGGTATCCATCTTGCTGGTGAAGGTGGCCGGATCCATGTTTGGGTCGGCTGCGGCTTCTGCCATCGCGGTCGTCAGGGCGCGGCGGCCGGCGGCCGTGTAATTGGTCTCGGTGACGGCCAACGAACCCGCGTAGGCAGCCTGCTCGAAGATGCTGATGGAACTCGGATCGCCGGGAAGATCTACGGGCTTTCCTAGATTTTTGGCCAGTTCCACCTGCTCTGGGGTCGGGGCGTTGCGGGCACCATAGGCCACACCCGCCGCCTTGGCCTTGGCCCCGGCTTCCTTGAAGGCGACGGCCGAGAACTGGTCGAGGCGCTGGGCCAGGGTTCCGAGACCGGCCGCCTGCTCCTTCAACGCAGGATCGACCAAAGGCACGGTCACCGTCTGGGGCGTCACCGGCATGACGCCGCCCTGGATAAGGTTCGCTCTGGGGAAATACTCGGCCATTTTATGTTCCGTACATTGAAACGCCGCCGCGGTAGAACGGCTGCCCGAAACTCGGACCCGTGCCGAAGTAGGCCCCGCCCCCAGGCACGCCCCCCATAGACGACGGCGCATTCATCCCGAAGCCGGCCGGGGCCGTTCTCGTGGCGGCCGTCGCTGTCGGCGCCGTCGCTGGGATCGCCGTCTGGAAATAACTGTATGCCCCGCCGGCGAGGGTCAGCATCGCACCCATGAGGCCCATCTGCTTGGCGCTCTTCCCTGCCGCCCTGGCGCGAGCCGCCTGGTATTCCTGCATCTTCGCCTGGTGTTCGCCCATCAGGACGGTGATCGCCTCGTTCGACTTCGAGAAGGCGAAATTGGTGCCGCCGACATCCAGGGCCCTGATGCGGAGCCCGAACGGATTCCCGGTGAACGGATCCATGTGGCCGGCGCCGGCGGCGGCGTTGATCCTGGCCAGGAACATCAACGTCTTGTCCAACTCGTCGACCGCCTGTTTTCTGTGCTTGAGGCTTTCCTGCTTGGCGTTGAAGCGCGTGAACTGCGCCTGGACCTCCAGGCCCTGGGCCATGCCCTTGTACATGGCCGCCGTCGCCAAGCCCTGGCGGTACTGCATAAAGGCGCCTGCGGCCGATAATGCTAATCCTATGCCGGAGGCAGACATTCTAATCTCCCGCGCTGACGCTGACCCGGTAATCCAGGTTCAGCAGGGTCATGAACATCGGCTGCGATTGCGTCACCTCGACCTGGCCCTTGTAGTCGTAGCCGAGGAAGGGGCCGACCCGCTTGGTGCCGGTGAACTTGGCGACACCCTGGCCGAGAAAGTCGGTTCCGAGGGCGCGGAACGGAACCTCGACGCCGTTGACGCTGATGTTCTGCGTGTTATCGAGGATGATCGACGCCTTGACGATCCGCTTCTTGTTGCCGGTGATCGGCCCGGCCGGCAGGCGCGTCTCCACAGGCATCGTCCTGATCAGCGGTGTCGTCTTGGATGCGCTGTCCGCAAGGGTGTCCACAAATGCCGGATATTCGATACCGATCTCCAAATAGGTTGTCGCCAACCGATCGATCGTCACCGCCCCGGAAGCCACGGTCACATCGCTCAGGATGTTGTCGTCGGCTATCACCTTGCACGTTTGGTCTTCGAGGAAGGCAAGGCTGCTAACCGAGGTGGATGTCGGGAGGTCGCCGGCGGTGGCCGTGTATTGTATCGACGAGTCCGTCGTGTGGTCCGAACTGAATACCTCCAGATAATACACATTGGTATTCACGAAGTCGGTCGTCGCCACGCGGGCCGTATCGCTTGACGCCACCGTAAGGTTCTGCTTGCCGATTGCCGCCCTGGTCACGGTTACCACGTTTGCCGCCGGATTGGCTGCCGTGAAATCGGCGTGTGCATTGATAACGGTGAAAATATTGTCGGCGGTGGTATCGTTCGATTCGTTCGGCCGCCATCCCAGCGTTTCAGCCGGGGCCGTACCCCCAGCCGCTTCAGACGTGAAGACCACGGATGTCCCGCTACTCGTTATCAACGTGATGGTCGTTCCAACTGCAATGTTCGTGTAGTCCGTCACGGTGATGGTGCAGGTGGATTCGTCGGGCAGTGTCCGTTTAACGGCTGCATAGACGACCGGCGTGTCGGCATCCTCGATCTGGCAATCCTCGAACGTGCCATCGGTCGTGAACAGGCTCGGCGCGATGACGTTTTGGCTTCTCAGGATCGAAAACACCGCCAGGGAACCATCGCCGCTGTTGGTGATCATCAACAGATCGCCCTCGTCGACGTTGGTGCCGCGGCGCATCGCCATCCTGGTCGGCGTCTGCAACAGGTGCGACGACAGCATCGATATGTCGGTCGAGACGTAACTGCCCTCGATATCGGAAAACAGGAATTCCCTCACCGCCTTTCCGCCGCGCTGCACATAGAGGGTGCCGCCCTCGGTGCTGACCGGCCTGGTGCCCTCCTTGGAGCCGCGTGTCGTCGACGGCTTGAAAATGAAGGCAGTCGGCGTCAGGGGTGAACCGTCGATCCGCGGGCAGATGAATTCCGTCCCTGTGGTGAAGATCTGGAGGTCGCGGCCGGAGAAGACACCGACGATGGCGTTGACCTTGTCGGTGTCGATGGTCGCTTCCAGGCCCTCGTCGTCGAGAGCCTGTCCGGGATCATAATCGAAATAGTCGCCGACACGCGAACCCCAAACCGTCGTCGGCAGTTCCTTTGAACCGCCAATCACCAGGCGGCCTTCGTGGAAAGTCGCCGTCCGCGGCCATCCCCTGTCTGCCGACCATGCATCCTCGTAGCCGGACTCAAGCGTCCATGCGCCGGATACGATGGCAGCATCACTGAAAAACGGCACGTCGGTAGTGGCCTTGACGACCGTGGTCGACGTGAAGGCGGTGATGCGGGCGCGGCCGAAATTGTCGTTGGACTCGGTGTACTGGCCGACGACCGAGGCCACCGAGAAGGTGGTCGTATTGTCGGGCTGCGTCGTCCATGCCGTGGATACCGTCGCCACCTTCGTCGAGCCGACATAATCGGAGATCACCCGCGATTGACCGGACCCCGTGCCGCCGGTGGTCTTCACGATGGCGCCTATGTAGATGTCGTTGGTCGCAAGCGCACCCGAATCCAGGGTGATGGTGGACGCCCCCCCGGCCTGGGCGGTGCCGGTGCGGCCATCGTGGAAGACGGCGGACCCGGCCGTCAGGGTGATGCTGCCATCCGTCTTGTCGGGCGTCAGGGTCGCAGCCGGCGTCGACGTCGTCAGGGTGAATGCATACTTAGGAAGGTTGTCGAAGGTGATGTCGGCTACGGTCCACGTCGCGTCGGTGGCGCCCCGCACGATCTTCAGCGGCGCCATCGTCTCCTCGAACAGCAACAGGGTGTCGGCGCTTTGTGTCCACCACAGGTTGGCCAGCCGCGCCGACGTGATGCCGTCGGTGACGCCGGCGACGCCGGAGGACACGTCGAGATAATCGTTGCCGCTGGAATTGATGTTGGTGATAAGGGTGCCGTCCTTGAAGACAGACATCCGGGTGCCGGAGAAAAGCATCATATATGTCTGGCTTGTGGAGAAGGCGAAGGGCACCAGGCGGATTCCATTTTCGGGAGAGGTGGCGGATGGAATCGTGAAGACGTACTTCAGGCCAGGCCGCCGCTCTACGGATCCCTGCGGCTTGCAGATGACGTTCCGCGCCCGCTCCAGTGCAGACTCGTACTGTCGCAGGTCGATGCGGCCTCGAAGTTCAGGGTTTATCTCGCCGACCGCGAAATTCGTCTGCACCTTGATGACACGCGGCATGGCCTACCCCGTCCGCACATCCACCAGCGGGAAGTCCTCGATGGCAACGGTGCCGGAACCCAAGCCGTCGATGCCGGTGGCCTGCCGGAAGAACCCTCCCCTGCCGTCGTCGGCGGGATTGCCGAAGGCGATTCGTTCCCAATGCTGGGCCTTCGTAAGCTGGTCCGTCACCGGCTCGGCCAGGTGCATGGCCATGGCATAGGTAAGGAGCCTGATGAAATACGTCGGCATTTCCGCTTCCAGCGGCCGCGCCTGGTAGTCGATGGTGATGGCGGCTTGATTGGTCTGGACTTCGCTGTCGTAGATTTCCCATCCGCCGGTGATCGGCACCGCCCCGACCGCGGAGGAACTGAACACCGCCCTCGGAACCAGCGTCAGGGAATCGCTCGGCATCGGATAGGCGTAATTCCATTCGTTGACGGGCGACGTGGA